AGCTTGATGTTTCAAGTGTACCACCATCTGCTAAAACTCGTTCCTCATAAGTGTCAGTATTATCAGAGCCACTAACTGTAACGTAGTCTATCTGTGCGTTTGTGTTTGTAGAGCTGCTTATTGAGATAGTTCGTTTCTCAACACCCTGATAGAAAAATGACACGCTATTAGTATCCTCTGTATATACAGGGATTCTTACATTGCTATCGTTTAGTCTGAATATAGTATTGTTTGACATTAACAGTCCTCTTGAAAGCTCAGGATTTGTACCCTCGTGAAAATATCCATAACCATCGAACGCTATATAGTTTTCGTTATCAGTGTCTATAAGAGTACCCCCTCCATCAGCTAAAGGATATTGGTTTATGTCAGCTACAACCCATACTGTTTGGCTATTATACTCCCCATCAAATTCTATTTCAAGATAATCCCTTACGAGTTCGCTAATCTCAAAAACCACATAAGTATTCGAGTCTATTGTGTTTTTAGTTATTGTGTACTGCGGAGAAGCAGGTTTGTCTGTTGAGAGTACACCTGTGTAGATATACAACTCCATTGTAGCACTTGCCAAACTGCTGTCCTGTGTTTTCTTATAGAATGGGCTTCTTACGTTAATCTTTTGCATTACGCTCGTTGTTTTGCTTGTATAAATTGTAATCTCATAAACTCTGCCACGTCCAGGCCATATGCTTTAGCCAGCTCAGTAGGCAGCTTCTTGTAATGTTTTTCAAACGGCTTAGTAAAGAATAATGATGGCTTGAAACCCTTGCGAAATATGCTGCGAGCGATCAAGAACTGCAGCGACTTTCTTGACGTAAATTTACCCTTTCCTTTACCCTTACGGCCTATACCCTTTCTGACAATCCACTTGTCGAGCTTACTGGGTGGAGGCATCTTGTCCTTATAGCTGTATGGAGTGTCATATTTTTTTTCTGTACCCGATACTCCTTTGTCTACAAAGAAGCCATACAGAGGCATCGTAATTTCAAACTCTAATGCACCCGAGGGGTAAACGACTACCTCTTGACCTACTATGCCGTCATAGAGGCCCCCAGAGCTAACTTTACCTTGCCTCTTAAGGTTGGCCTTAGCTTCAGCTATTACAACGTCTCTAAACGTCTCTAATGACTCTTTCAGGTGGTCTAACATATGCTGATATCGTTTGTAACTAATATATTAGCAGTCAGGGTCCAGCCAGCCAGCTTGTTCTCGAATCTGTCATAGAACGGCTCGCAGCTTGGCACCCCCTCTAATTGAAACTGGTCTGTAAACAACTGACCTCTGCGTAGGACCTCGTTGAGCTTGTTAAGTACAGCCAGCTGTGAGTTGAGAACATCTTGCTCGTTATCGTGCCCTACAAAGGTCGAGTCTATATCGCCCTCAGCAGTCGTTTGCTTGGTTTGCCATACAACGTCCATAGCCAGGATTGATACGTTAAAAAGGATTGTGTTACCTTGTAGCTGTGCGTTATTCACTATGATGTGTGATAGAGGGAATATAGAAATCTTGTCTAGGTCGACTTCTGTTAGGTCCCCTGTGGTAACTGTATTGACGTTGGGGTCAGCCAGGAGCTGGTCCTTTATCTTGTCGAGCGTGTTGTAGAACGCCTGTGGGCCTGCGATACTCATTGTTTAAATTTACTTTTCATTCTTATATTCTCTAAGTCTGTTTTCTCTTTTTCAAAAGCCAGCATTGTCAGGCACTTGTGGAGTCCTTGGGAGGTGATATCATCAAACCTTGTAATGTCTCCTCCAGCGAGTGCATAAATTGACTGATACCAACCCCACTTTCTTCCAAAGGTAGATTCTGAGCTAAGGCCGTCTCCTCCGTCTTGTGCAAATAATTCATCATAGCTGTCGACAATTCTATCCCTAAATTGTAAAAAAAAACCAGGGAGCTAATAACAGCGTCCATAGGTGCGTGCTTCATAGCCTCCTCATATAACTCAGGCTCATATTCAGCAACTCTATATTTACCTCCATACTTTTGAACGATAGGCCTGTAAAGGACAGCCATAGCAGTGTGCATTTTATCCCAATCCCCGATGCTTGTATCAAGGTCCACATACTCTCCAAATGACATATCTTCTAAGTCAGGTATGAAGCCGAACTCAGTCTCTCCAATCTTAAAGGACTTTACTAAATCGGGCTTGCTGTTGAGCATATCGGCCAGGATTCCTACGATATGGGCTACGTCTTTGAACTTGAGAAACTTAGTCTTGTCGTAAGGTACGTTGCAAAATATCTCGAGCATCTTCATACTCACAAAGGTATCTGCATTAGGGTCGTCTGCGTTAGTATTGGCGACCTCTAAATACTTACGATACTGAGCCAGGGTAATCTCGTTAAGCTGATTCGGGACTTGAACTTTAATATCCATACGGCTTGTTGTTTGATATATAACGTACAGAAATGGCTATTTTAGAACACGGGCAAAAAAAAATAGGCCCAATGTTAGGACCTATTCTATAACGCTGTTAAAAGCTCTTAAATTACTTCTTTGGCTTCCTTCCACGTTTGCCAGGGGGTAGGAACGAAGTCAGGTGTTTGACTGCGCTCCTAGTCCTGTCGTTAACCTCTAAATCAGAGTCGTGTTTAGCAACTATAGCGTTGTGCATAATATAACTCAAGTCCTCGTAAAGGACCGAGCCAGGAAAAGTAAGTGTAATCTCGTCACCATCACAGGCTGAAAGACCAATAGTAACTTCTCCGTCATTATTGTAATGTGTATGTATTGTTGTAATGTAATAATGATGTTCTTTCATAATTAATCAGTTCTAAATATATAATAATTTTCTTTTACCATTTCAGATATGAACTCCCATTCATATTCATTGCCGTCATATGTTGCGAAGTGATGGCCATACCCGTCTGCTGATATGACGTTTTCAGCTGTCTTTTCCCAGTCTATTTCTATCCACCACAACTTATCAAAGTCAAAATCATAAAGATAAGTATCCTTAACGAGTTCTTGTATCTCATCTTTGGCAATGTCATCTATTTCGTCTTCATTAATAAAACGCCAGGATTCAGCACCTGTATGTAATTCGAAATCAGTCAGACCATCTGTTATGTTATCGTAGACTTGCTGCTTGAAATCTTTATCCTCTATGTCTAAATATTCGCATAGTTCGATAACGTCTCTGTATAATGCGTAATCAGCCATTTGCCTCTTCATTTAAACAGTCTAACAATGCTCTCTGCATATCAATAAGGTGGAAATTCACATCAGAGTATTTCGCATTGAACATTCTGCCGTGTTGAAAACGCAGATCAGACAGCTCGCTCATCAAAGCCTCTGTCTCGTGAAACATATCCAGGAGCTTAGCCTGTATCTTCTGTCGATTAGTAATTTCAGATTTTGTCATAATATTGAATTAAAGATTAACGGCACGAAGTTAAAACATATTTTTCAAACCACCAAATAATAGGTTACGGCTACTTCAATGCGTACTTGCCAAAGTTAGGCCGACTCAGTATGCTGTATGTTGCATAACGGAGGCCGTCGATTGTGTGATTGTTAGCGTCTTCAGGAATGTTAGTGAGCTTGCCTGACTTATCCTCCTTCCACTTGTACGAGCGAAACTCCCGTATGAGGTTGTCAGAATCGTGCACCAGGTTTATGCGATATCGCTTGAGCAGATCAATACCAGCATTTATACTATCCCGACCCTTGACAGAGGGCCGTACGTTATGACCCATACGTCTGAGCTCGTCGTTTAGCCTGGGCTCAGCAGAGTCAGCGTATATCATATTGCGACCCACTCGCAGCTCGTCCAGCTTATTACTTATATCACGGGCTGTCATATGCGTGCTGTATAGGAACTCTTGTACATACAGGTTTGTGTCTTGTTGCCATACACCGACCAGGGCCGTAGGGTCGTTAGAGTAGCCATAGTCCATACCATAAGCCAGGAATGAGGCCTCCTCAGGGACTCTTGTGCACTCTTGATACTTGAATATAGTCGACCTGCTTGCACCCCGTTCTCCAAGCCCGTATATCTGCCAATACTGCTCGTCAGTTTCCTTGAGGCGTTCTATCTCAACACGAATATTGTCCCCCAGGAATGGATTGTCTAAGTATGTAGTCTTGTAAAATGCAGCGTCAGGCCTTGTGATGACCTTGTCGTATATCCAATGGAACTCGTCAGAGGGGTTGTAGTCCAGGATGATTCGGTCCTCAGTACGGAATATGAGCTGCTGCCAATCCTCCCAAAAGAGCTCGTTGGCCTCGTTAATGAATAACAGGTCTCTCTTACGCCCTCTCACCTTTTGAGGCTGGTCAAGGGATATAAATTCAACTAGGTTGTCGAACAGCTTATACTCGTTAGAACTCTTGTTGTGCTGTGCCTCGTTATACAGGCCCTTGCCACGTAGTATGTCTATGAAATCACGCATCACCGTAGCACGGGTGGAGGGGAATGTCTTACGACATATCGTAATCGTCTTGTCCTTATGCTTAAGGCAATAGTGGAATATAATCCAAAGGAGTATGTTGTAGGTCTTGCCTGAACGTGTACCCCCCTGTTCTACGATAATCTTCTTATCACTCTCCAGGAGGTGGTCGTAGACTACGTTTGTATCAATCCTCTTTTTCAGCATTACGAATAATGTTGACCTCGAATGTTGTCGGCTCTCCCTCGGCTCCTGTAATCTCTTGACGCTCTACATAGCCACGCTTCTTACCACGGGTCTTGAGCAGAAATATAGTGGCTGGCACGGAGCCCTCCTTTATCTGCACGTGGAGCTGGGACTCAGCAAAATCAAGTATTACGTTCTCCAGGTCGTCTACGGCCTGAGCATATTCGGGGTCTTCTTGTACCCAGCGATAATGGGTGTTACGGCTTATGCCTACCATTTTACAAGCAGAGGTAACTATGCAAAGGGTCTTCTCTAAGGCCTCGAGCATATTCTTTTTTAGGGTGTCACTTTTTGTCATATTATCATCTTACGAATTATTACTAGAGCTTCTACGGAGTCCTCAGCTACGATATCTGCGTCTATGTTAGCCACACGGGTAGCAATCGACTTAAGATGCCTCTCAGACTGCTTAGAACCTCTCTTCCTACGGCCCTCGGCTCCGTCTCCAGCTATCTTTATAACGAATGGCTTTAGACTTAGTATCTTAGAGTTAGTAAATCTATCTCCTTCATATATAACGATTTTGTCTTTAGACCATTGTGTAAACTTGTCCAGGTCCCTTGTAACGGCCATACTGAGCTTGTCGGACCCTTGAAACATCGAGCCGTCGAAAACCCCAGGAATAACTATCTTGTCGTTGAAGTGAAATCTGAACAGGCCTATCTTACCACGCCTGTGGCACTCCTTGGCCAGGCAGCTCATAACGTATGTCTTGCCGACCCCACACTCTCCTATAACTAATATCGGTTTCATCTCAGGTTTATATAATCGTTTAAATCGTTTCTAAAGCAATCCCACTCTCTGTCCATCATAATGACTTGTCCTGTCTGGCGATAGTGATTCTGCTTGAGCTTGTTGAAGCCAGGGTCAGAGGGCATCGACTCCAGGCGTAAATACTCAGGGAGGTACTGCTCACGGCTCTCCCAAAATACTCTAAACTTCTTACGGCTACGCCAGGCGTTTTCAGCGTGCTTTATGCGTTCGTAGAACATATCGTTATATACGTTGGGATAACGTCTGTTAGGCCTGTGCCAGGACTTATAGCAGCATAGTGTAGTCTCTAATGTAAAGTAGCCAATGTCTTTATGTGGAAATCTTGCCTGGGCCTCCTGCAAAAGTGATGCTCCCTCCTGCTTGAGCCAGCTTATCGTGTCAGGCTGATATGTAACGGGTGTCTTCCACCAATCTAAATCATCACGGCCTACGACCTTGCATATACCATTACGATGCGACCTGGAGCCCGATATGTCGTCCAGGAATAATGTAGGACAATCTAAGGGCTCGCCAGCAATCTTGAGGTACTCAGTATAGCTGAATGTAGCCAAGCGACCAAACGAGCGAAAGTTGTTAATCACATAGTCCCATACGTTGCTGAAGTTTTCGTGCTCGTCTCCTGTGTATAGCTCATCAAACATCTCCTCCTGACTCCTACCCCCGAGCAAATCTATGTACGATTGTACTACGTCTTCAAACTGATTCTTAACATACCTCCTGTCTGTGTCCCAGCCGAAGCGATTGTAATTCTGACGATACCAGGTGCTGATATTATTAACGGCTGAGGGCTCGGGAGCTTGCAAAAAAATCAAATATGTCGTCAATACATTCTGCGTGATTCCGTTCAAAAATACAAACCAAAGTCTTTCCTCACGGCTTAAATTTAGCTCATCAAAAATGTGTGGGAATGCGTAATATACAGCACCAGCGTGGCCACGAAACTTTAAATGAAATTCATAAAAACGTAAGAAAACCTCACGCCTAAATTCAGGCCTGCGAAAGTCCATTCCGAGCTCCAAGTCTGATACCTCTGACAGGCGATTTATCTCACAAAATCTACCAATTTGTTGTGTTTCTTGTGTTGTCATATTTTTGGACTTCTACTCGTAGGGTTTCTGTCTTCTCAAAGTTTTAATACCAATATACCAGCGAGGTGCAAAGACTTCTTAAAACGTATTAAAAGTGTGTTCTCGTTCATTTCGGTTAATCGTCCAAAAACGCTTTCAAAGGGTAAAAAACTAAGGTGTTTCTATACCCCCCGTCTGACAAAGGAACTATGGGCGTGACCCCGTGAACATTACGCCAAGCTGGATAAACCAACATTGAATTATCACACGAATCAACTGTGACCCCGTAGTCAGGAATCGTGGTGCAACCCCCCTTGCTGTTTTGACGTTTGCAAATGATGACGTTAACACAGCCCTCCAAGTTTGCCGTGTCCCTATGATATGGAGCTGCGATATTGTAGTTGGATATGCTGGAGGTAAATATATTACCAAACTTCCACTTGCCAGGGACCTTGCGAAAAATCTCAAACTGCTTTTTAAATATATCAGGTGCGAGGTCATACATCACCCTTTCAGACTCCTTTGCTGCCAGGCTCATCGCCTTAACAAACGTCTTTGCTGTTTTGGAGGCGTGAACAGAACTTATTGTAGCATAAGGCCTACGCATATGAGGTCGTGGAGGTACGGCCCCCAGGATTGTGCTATATTGATACACGCCTGAGCTACGCTTCATATCAGTTTTTGGGACCCGATCGGACCTAAGCTCAGCATCAGCGATATTAATTAGCTTTCCTAACTGCTCGTTGTGTTTGTTAACATCACGAATAAAGAAGCCAACAAGCTCGTCGCCATCATAAAATAAAGAGTCCTCAGTAATGTTTGGCTCAATATAGCCACAGATGTCGCCTACTTTTACTGAGTGCTCTCGTAATTCTAAATCAACTCTTTTCATACTCTTTTTTTAACTTTCTCATTTCATCTAACAGAAGCCCCCCAACGTATATATTACGTTCCCTAAAATGCTTGTCAAGGGCCTTAATATGGACAGGGTCGCCAGGTACTTTAATGTGAAACGCCTTTTTTACGTTCGACACATAGCCCTCAACTTCGTTTTCAAGGTCTTCAAATTCATCAAGTATGGAATAATCAAATGTCTGCTTGCCTGTCCAATCATCAAACGAGGGAAACATATCAGCTATGAGCTTAGTGTCCCATTCCCCATACGACAGATTGTCTTTGATGACAACCTCTCGCTTTTGAGTATCTGAGAGGCCCGTCAAAACCTTAACGGGTACCTCTTTGTAGCCTAGCTCTACACACGCCTTGTAACGCATATTGCCAGCCAAGATTAAACCCTCCTCATCTACTATGATAGGCCTTAGCTCTAACATATCAGGGAACTCTTGCAGGGACTTCTTTAGAGTCTCGTACTTGTGAGTATCTATGATGCGAGGGTTGTCTTGCTTCTCTCTTAATTCAGCTACTTTCTTTTTCATCTCTTGCCGTTCTCGTCTACGTACTTAGCACGCTTGTTAGTCCTGTGATACTGATAGGTCTCTTGCCACTCAGCCAGGGGGATGAATTTAACTTTCTTGTTAACCTCTTCTTTAGTCTTCTTGCGTTTCATAATTTTCTTCTAATGTTTCAAGTAACACGGGACCTAATTCTATCCCGTTTTTTGCCAGGTCTTTACTCAGCTCGAATGCAGCTGGGTAATCGTTAATGTCGAACTCAACTACTACCACGTGCTCGTTAGGAGCTTCCTTTAGCTCTTGTGGCTCAGGCGTAGCATCAGGAGCTGGCTCGTCAAAGTCTAAGTCTATATCATCAGCTGGGACCTCTTGAGGCTGCCATACGTTTAGGCCGTACTCCTTGAGAGTCGCTGGGTCGTAATCGTTAGCCAGGATGTCCCAATCCCACACCCCGTAATTGACGTTGTCCTTGACTATAAACTCGTCTTTCTTCTCCTGGGTCAGGCCCGATACCTTAACGACAGGGACCTCCTTAACCTTGAGCTCCTTGAGAGCTTTGTATCTCATATTACCACCCAGGATAATGTTATCCTCGTCAACTACCACCTCACGAGCTTGTAGCATCTCAGGGAAATCTTTAAGGGACTGCACCAGCGTTCTAAAATTAGAGTCTCGTATAATACGAGGGTTGTTAGGGTTGGGCTTGATATCAGCCAGCTTCATTAATAACTCTTGTTTTTTCATACTTCTATTTCTACTTTTTTCTCATACTTTCTAATATGCTTATGCCACTCAAGTATCTCAGCATAAATCATATCTTGTTTCTTCTTAGATAGCTTAGACTTAACCAGGAAATCCATAAGGCCCTCTACATAATTGCGGGAGTAATCAAGCTCGTACATATAACGATGTATTTTCGTATTAGTCCTCAACAGGTCTATACGCAGCTCGTACGCTTTCTGTTCATCTGTCTTGTATGTCATAGCGTCATTTCTAAGTAAAAGCTATCAATATCTACCCCGTCCTCAAAGAACGTCTGATATGTAGCCAGGGCTTTCTTCACTTTCTCATAACCACTGATATAGAACTCCTCAGAGCAATGGGCAATCCCTATATCTAGCGAGCCTTTGTCGATGATTATGAACGTAAACTTGTCATAATTGACCCCGAACAGATTGCAATATAGATAGCATTGTACGTCATAATGATATTTAGCAGCTGAATAGTTGAAGCCCCGAACGTCTGTTGTCGTCTTGATGTCTGCGATGAAGCCAGGGCCCAGGATATCTGCCTTGCCTCTGAATGGATAGCCGTCAACTTGCCCTATAACAGGGACCTCGAACTCAGCACCCTTTAAATAAGTCAGGGCTTTCTCATTCCTCAGGAACGCATCAGCTACCCTCTCAGCGTCGTTTTTTTCTTTCATAGTAAAGACCTTAGGATTGTTAGCTTTCGCCTCTCTAAATGCCTTAGTATTCTTGCTCTGTACATCAACGAACTCCTGTGCAGAGAAGACCTCAGGCTCGAGAATGCAAGTATGCGCAAGCCAGCCGTCCCTCAGGGCCTGGGACTCCTTAGAGCCGTTCTCCCTACGAAAGTGATATGTCTTAGGGCTGTCTAATAGGTCCTTAATCGAGCTAGAGCTCAGAGCGTTTTGACCCAGGTAGTTGTAATAGAAATCATCATCGTTCATTTTTGAGAGCAGCACCTCTGTATCGTGTGTCTCTCCGTTTAGTAATTGTATCATAATATCATACTTAGTAATATAGTTAGTATTATACCGACCAGGGCTCCGAATGTTAAATGATATTTTGTCATAGGTTTACCAGCTTTTTAAGTTTATCGTTTTCAGCCAGGAGCTTCTCAGCCAGGTTATCAGACCTGCGTGCTCTCTCAACAGCTCGGAGCTTATCAGAGCGAAACTCATTATAGCACTTTGTGTAAGTCCAGCGATCAGTTTGTAGATGATTAACGTAAAAGGCAACTTGCGTCAGGCATCTTATAGCCTCGTCAAGCTCCTTGTTCTTCTTTTTGTTAGACCAGGCCAGCAATATGTTAGCCAGGGTTTCGTAATTCGAGTAATACTCGAGGTCCTTAAGGTTTTCAATTTTACTTGTCATTATATTCGTATTTATTATTAATCACAGAGTCTGACTCAGGCAATAGATATACCTCTTTCAGCTCCTTTTTGTTGTTCCATAGCGTTGTGCTAGGACACCACTTTTCTACTGACTCAGGGAACTCAAGCTCATTGAGCCAATAGAAATAATTACCCTTAGGGTCAGCTACGAAATATATCGCAACTACACCCAAAGATAACAATTTATCTGCTTTGTACTTTTCGAGCATCTTGTCAGGGTAGTACTTATCACGGAATTTCATCTCTATGACGCAGTCAAAACCCTTTGGCGTCTTACCTTTAGCATCGTAGTGGTCAAAGCCCTCTCCCGTCCAGGTCATATCCCAGCCGTCGAGATTAAGAGCGTATACTACTGCTTGCTCCCACTTATTTATATCTTCAAACTTCACGCTCGTAGATATCGTTAAGTTGAGCGACCCACTTGTTTACGGTACGAGGGCTACAGGTACACGGCTTGTAAAACGAATGCTTGTAATACTTTGCGTGTAGCTCGCATATCATATCGTACTCTCCCTTACGGAGCTTGCTAGAGGTGTTAGAACGAAACTCGGTCCACCGAGCTCTGTCCTCTTTACTCATCTTTGATAAATCTTCCATTTCTACTGATTGTTATTTGGTTAAACTTCTTTCTACGCTCATCACAGCCACAAGACTCGTAGCCGAGCCAGCGTTCTACAATAAGCTTAGTGAGGTAATGTATACCTGTGTATTTAGTAATCGTGTGTATTAAGTCTCCTAGTCGCATATCTCTTTTGTTATTAATCTCTTTATCTTTTGAATCGTTCGGTATATAGAATAGTAGCTAATGCCTGTCATTTCAGACAGCTTCAACATCGATATTCCTTGCTGATAAACCAGCTCAAAGACCTTTCTGTCATACCAGGCCAGGTCCTTAATAATGCCTCTTATCCTCTTCTCGTTAATATCTTTGTCTATCGACTCAAATATATAGCCAGGCTCCAAAACGTCCTCAGAATGCTTTAAAACGCTTTTCTTGTCTCGTCTGACGTAGTCTATAAAGAGGGTCCGTAATGTCTTAAAAACGAAATAGTAGTTAACGTCATTCTTGTCGTACATAATCGACTTGTTGTGTTCGTTACGCTCGAGCCAGGAATGCAGCTTTAAATACATATCTTGAACCAAATCCTCAGCAGTCATCTTATCCAGGCCAAAGGTCATTGTTATCTCTACCCAGGTTTGATGTTTCTTTGCTAAGAGCTCAAGTGTTTTCATTAGAACGGCAACTCTTGTTTTTTGGGCTTCTCAGGTTTAATATAATTCACGCCTCCTATCTCGAAACCTACGTTGTTCTTAATCGACCTCAGGCGAATAGGCTCCTCCATAATAGTGGGCCTACCTCCCGTGTCTATGTCTTTGACCTTACGCACGTGCAAGTGTGAAAACATCCACTCTGAGCTGTGCTGTGTGTATCTATGAATTACCAGGAAGTCATCTGCTCTGTTGACAAACTTGCCTCCTCCCTCCACATCTGAGGCCATAGGGGGTATCGGGTGGCCCCCGAAAAACTCCTCCTTAGCGTGCTTCTTTCTTAACGCCTCAGTAGCTGCGTGAGTGTTGAGCCACATACTGATATTATTCCTCTTGCAGAAGATTCTAAAAGCAGAGGTAGCCTCATAGTCATACTCGTGAGAGCTCAGGCCCTGGAGTATCTTTCTGTCCTTCATCAAGCTGTTATACGGGTCTACCATAAAGCCCTGATAGTCCCAGGCGTCTTTGACTGCTTTAGCTAGCTCGAGCAGATCAACGTATGTGTACATCGCCTCTGACTCTATAAACTTGAAATGATTGTTTATAAAGTCGACTCGATTCTGATAAGAGTCAGCTTTAACCAGGTTGATAGGCTGGACCTCCATAAATTCAACGAGCTTCTTAATAAGCGTGTGAGGCTCGTTCTCAGAAGAGAAGACCAGCCACCTAAGTTTGTGTTTAATCGTGTAAAGGAGCATCAGGTATAAAACAACAGTCGTCTTACCTACGTTTGCGTGGCCTAAAATCACATTAAAATTACCAGGTTTAAATCTCAAGTATTCGTCTATTTGTTTAATTCCTAAAGCCAGGCCCTCTTTCGTTTTTCCTGTCCTAACTTTGTTTAACTTGTCAAGTGTTTTTTCTAGATTGATTAACATAAAGGTATAAAATATTTTGTATATGCAAAATTAAACAAAAAAACGAGGCCCGAAGGCCCCGTCTCTATCATCTTAAAACGGCACTTCATCTGCCGTATTTCTGTCTGGGCTGTGCCCAGCCGAGGTGACTTTGTTCGGAGTCCACTCGTTTAACGTAACGTAATGCTTGTCCTGGTCGTTCTTCGACTTAAGGACCTCGACACGGAGCCAGCCGTTGTTAGCCTCCAGGAGCTTAGCAACTTGTGCGCTGTCTAAGAACTCTCTGAACTCAGACACCTTAATGTTCAACTTTGTAGCTACGAAGTCTTTTGCTCCACCCCGAGCTACGATAGAATTTACAAATTTAGTTTCCATTGTTTATCCAATTTAGAAATAGTTGTGCGTCATTAATTACTTGCTCAGGCCCAACTTGACGCTGTGCGTTGAACTCTGCTGCTGCCTTGATGACAGTCTGTCTAATTATCTGCTGGTCTTTGCTTTGACCCCCAGGGCTGCCACCAGGCGTATTCTGTTGATACACCAGCTTAGCAGTATTGTACTTCTCGTCCTTGATGTTGTAGGTCGCATCATCGCCTACACTCTTCTTGAACTCTCCTGTCGCCAGGAATATCGGATTGTCTCCGTTTGCAAATGTAACCTGATATCGGTTAAAGTTCTTCTGACCATTAGACCAGGTACCTTTGCTTTCAATGTGAGTAATCTTACTCGTTTTCATAATAATCTCTATTTAACTTAGAATTTAACACCTCGATATTTGCCTCGAGGTAGGCAATCTTGCTCTCTAACTGAGCAATTTTATTTTTAAATGCCTCGATACGGGCCTCATCATAATTCATATTCCTAAGGGATAAGATTCGATACCCTCCCGAGCCAGGGTACGTCTGACTGCAATTTCACGCTCAATCCAGGCAATGAACGCCTCACGCTCATCATAATCGTGCTTGTAACCACCCAGGTGCCATTGTATACGCTCGTCAAAGCCAGGAGCTTTACGCCACTTCCAGCAGTAGAGGGTCATAACCTTGCCACCATAGGTAAACAGCCATTCTACCTGTATCTTGTCTTCACAGGGATGATGATTGTAGTCAGGGTGATGTGTCGGTTTTCCTAAAAGAGCCGTCAGCTCGATAATGCTGGCGTCGTGAACAAACCCTTGCAGGCTAGTGCCTCCTCGAAAGTCAGAGGGCTTCATTGATTTATACGTCATAATAAAAGAATTAAAAATTAACACAAGCAAAGTTAAAGAAATATATTTGACAAAACAAAACGCTCGTAGAAACGCAAAAAAAAAAGAGCCCCCGTAAGGCGAGGGCTCGTGGCGTTAATCTTCTCTATTATGACAAGTAATAAAGGATGAGCAAATATATGCTACTTATCTAACTTGTGCAAGCGTGTTGCGTATAATTTCACCAGGGCTTCTAAATCGTCGTTTGAGAGCTTAATCAAACCACGGCTTTTTTGCATTAACTCTTCGGCTTTTCCAGGGCCATACTTCCTGTCGAGCTGGAGGCCAAACATATACTGCTCTCCACTACGGAATATGTTACACCCCTTACACTGCACCTGTACGTTCTCCTCGTCCCAGCGTGTGGCATAATGCTTACGGCTCATAAAATGGCCAGCGTCCATACGCTTCCACTCGTCTTGCTTACCACAAGTAAAACAAGAAACCAGGCCAGCGTGATTCGCATTACGTCTGCGTATGTATTCTGAGAACAGCTTGTCGGCCTTATTTACTAGTCTCTTCCTACTCTTCACGATATCGGAGTAATAGTTTACCCAGGGACTCGTCTATCGTCTTTATCAAGCGATAAATATAACGAGAATTAGCCTCTGCGTCTTCACGTGCTCTCTTAGTCGTGTCAGTACCTAGTCGAGTATACTGGTCAGCATTTAAAAACAGCAAGCGATCTACTTTATCACGGACCGAAACGCTAGTGTAGCTCATAATCTTGTCAGCCTTTGCACGAATCATATCACTTTCTTTTGTCGTCATAATTTGGTGTTTTATAGAATCAAACCTTTTTAGCTAATATATAGCTTTATATTTATATACTTTATATACTCTATATATAACGCACGCTATTATATCGCACGCATTATAGCGAGCGTCATTATAGCGTAAAATATAAGACTATTTTTGACATACGCAAACAACTACCGAGAAATCTTGCGTACTTTCTCGTAACCTCTTGAGCCAAAGTATGCTACGTAGACTGTAACCAGTAGTGTTTTGATGAGCTCTATCCACTCAGTACCGACTTTGAACGGGCTGTCTGTGCTATCGAGCACTACCAAGACCGAGGTAACAAACGTCAGATACATCAGCGTAAGAGGCCGTGTGTTTTTTGAAAGCCAGGAATCAGAAGCCATATCACTTGACCAGCGTTTGCTGACCTCCAGGAGCTCCATTTCGTCCATTTCGAGTAGTTTTAAGGCCGTTTCTTTGTCCTGTGGTGGCAAAGTGTCATCAGCTGTAATAAGATTCCTTAAAACGCCTAAAAATCCCTTGTCTGGCAAAACGTCTCCCAGGCCGTCGCCTAGGGTGCTACCGACCTTGTTTAGAAACTTTCCTACTTTTGTGTCTTTAAACTTCTTCTTGCTCATCTTCCTTGACCTCTATATTTTTTCTTGAACTTAGATTGACCAGGGCTTGCGTTTTTACTATGCACGCCAGGTCTTCTTTTACGGGACCGACCAATGTATGTATCTATAATCTTAGGCATACCACTTCCATTGTAAAACGAGAAATAAAACAAAGATGTTTACCTCGTATGAGTAGCCCTTCTCAGGCGATTCGTAAAAAGTAAAGCCGAATAAGCAACCTGTATGAAATATGTTTAGAACTCGGAACTCCATCAGTAAGTCCATATTACGTTCTGTGGCTTAGACTTGTCTATATCAACGTGTATAAAGCTACCAGCGATTCCTATACGATTAAATCCTACGTCTAATAAGCAATTTAGTAGGTCGAAGCGATCAGAGCTGTTAGAACAAGCTAAATCTGCTGCGAGGCCCTTAAGATGCGATGACCCAGGAACTCCCCCAACCTCAGTATTGTGAGCTTCTGTGCGATAGCCCGAAGTAATTTGTATCGGCTTGTCGAACTTGTCTCGAGTCAGGTCAAGCATTTCTAATATCTTAGGGTCCATAAGCTGACCTGAGCCCTGTACGTCTGGGCTGTCAAACTCGTAATAGTTAAAATATTTCATTCGCAATCTTTGTATTGAAAGTTTTGGCCTGTAACCGACAGCTTTTCTATCACGTCACTTTGTAGGTCTCTAAGCAAACTTTCTATGTTGTCTTTTTCTTCGGCCAGCTGCTTTACTTTTGCCTCTAGGCTTTGGCTTTTAGCTTGGAGCTCAGCAACCTCCTCAGGATTCTTGCCGATGAAAGTGTAGATGACAACTGACAGGGAGCCAACGAGCATACCCACAATCACTTTGAAGATGTCATTATTAGTGTCTGGTATCTCGTAAAAAGCTAAAAACAATAGCAACCCCATTACTAGGAAAAATATAATCCCAGCTCCTATATATCCTCGTAAGTCTTTATCCTTAATCATTTCTTTTTAATCTCGTACCATTTTTGAATAGTATACCCAATAGTAACTACAAGCAAAAGTATTTTCAAAGCACTCTCTATTTGGTCGATTGTGGTTATTGTCATTGTAGATAGGTTCGCTATGTAAACTCTAAAACTTGTAGCGTCCATAATTCTATTCGTTAAAGTTCCAACCTGCAAATGTATGTACTCCGTTCCCCTCGACAGATATCTCCTTGCTTGACCATCCGTAAGGATAGCTTACAGTAGATTCTCCATCTTCGTCAACTTCTGTAATCTCACTTGCTTTCCAAAGTACGTCAACTGAGTACATATCAGATGCTACACCCTCTGTTTCTACTTCGCCTTCCTCGTTGTAGGTAGGTTCAGTAGTCCATAAATAACCGAGCTTCA